AGCGCATTTCACGAATACCTTCGTAGAGTTCCCTTGTTGAACAAGTTCCTTGGATTCAAGGAATACGACGAGAACAAGAAGTACTACGATCACTGTTCATATCAGGAATTCCTCTCAATCCACTACGACAATTTCTTGGTGAAGTTGATCTCTTGTCCATATTGCTTGTCTTTCTGGACTTCGTTGGTATCGACCATCTACTTCACCAAGATTGAGGTACTTCCCATCATCTATCTGGGGTCTTTGACATCATACCTTCTCCTCAAAAAATTGCTCGACTACATCAACAAGAACTAAAATGGAGGATTTGACATGAACGAGAACGATGCAGCGTCCGAGTTGTCGTTTCGCAACGAGACGGACTTCTTCAATCAAATGATGGTCTATCAGGATTCAATGAAGCCTTCCGATGTCGGAATCGCGGGAAACATGGTATTGATTGGATTCAAGTTGCTGGAGGAGCAATGTCCTTCTTGCCGACAAGCAATGTCTCAACAGCTTCGTGTATTGTATGGAAATCTCCCGAAATACTACAAGAACCACCCAGAAAAGAAGAAAGCTTTGTTTGCTCTTCTCGGCGAAGAAGTCAGGACATTCCGATTGAGCCTGGGCGACAAGGAACTCGGGGTCGTGGACAGATGAACCTGTCCTAGAAACCTCGATGATACTTCCTTTCCCCCGTCATTTTACTACAAAACCGTAGTTTTATAAATAACTCTATGGGAAATCCTCACATTTCCTTGAATATCACCCAATCAATCCTGGAGGATTGCCCTTGATAGAAGTAGCAAACGAAGGTGTCGTGGGAGACGGTCATATCTCCATCATGGAAGTCAACACATTCGTCGAGTACGGGATCCTCTTGGGCACCGCGATAGTATCGGCATTTGGAGCTGCGTGGCTAGCGATCCGCGGCAAAGCTAGGGCGGACAAGAAGAAGGAAAGATCGAAGAGGAAAAAGGAAGAAGAAAGGGAAAGACTTGAGATATTTGACGACAAGAACACCAACCTCAGCATATATGAGAAGTTGCTCTATCTCCGCATAAAGACGGGCGCTTCAAGAGCTAGGATATGCTTGTTTCACAATGGAGGAAAGTTCCTCACGGGAGCTCCCATGCAAAAATTCTCATGTACTCATGAGACTTCCGGAAAAGGAGTGTCAAACGAGTCGGAGAAGTTGCAGAATTGCTTCACCACTGTTTTTTTTGATAAAATGGAACTAATCAAGAAGAACAATCCAGAAATACATGATGTGGAGACCCTGAAATTGGAGAGCAAAAGCAAGTTCCTCTACAAGTCAACCGAAGTGAACTTCTTTGCCATACTTCCCCTATACAAGAACGACCTGATAGTTGGGTTCCTTGAGGTTGAATGGAACGAAGATCCCATACCATCCTTGGTAATAGACTTCTCCTCCGTGTTCACGATGGTTCGTTCCCAAGTTGAATTTGAGATGATGAAGAGTGAGGAGGATGAGGGGTGATTGAGGAATCATATGACTTGCAGACTAGTATGGGCTAGACCCCTCAACCTAAATGTAGACCCATATGCTTCTGGTTATGGGATAATCTTCATAAGTAATGGACCTCTTCTTGAGGGATCCTTCATCAAGAAGCAAATACTCGCTAAGTACATAAGAGAATATGTAGCACCAATAAGTTCCATTCCTCTCGGTGGAACCTTCTTTGGACCACCCATACAACCACCACCACCGCCACATCCAGAGGTATTCAACGACCCCCTCGACAACAATGAATCTTCAAGATACTTCCTCCCTAGCATCAATCCACTCACGGGAATTCCCAGATATGTCATTTGTCCAGGAAAGATAAAATATGAGATACTGAACGACGGTGTTTCCAGATTTCTTCAGTTTGACAAGGATACTGGTTTCTTCTCTGGAATCATGCCCGACATAGACTACTTCATCTCCGATGCCTCATTTCAGAAGTTTGACTCAACAAACTATGCTCAGAAGGGATCTGCTTCATTCTTTTCTGGTGGACGAGGCGTCGTCAAGAGGATATTCCTCAAGGTCAGAGCATACTTGGAGTCGAATCCATCAATATTTTTGGAAAATGACTTCTACTTGGATGTGATGAACAACTGGTCAAGTGACAGGGATGCTCTCATATCAGGTCCAAGAAGCATTGAGGATGTCTTCCACATAGAGGGACTTCCGGCAACCAAGGAGCAATACCTCTCATACATGAAGAGTCGTGGGTACTTCAACTCCTAGGTTTTAAATATAAATAAATGAAGAGACTGATCCTAGGAGACCAGATATGCCTGCATTCGTGAGGGTTGGTGATCTATGCACTGGACATGGTTGCTATCCTCCAAGACCATGCATAACGGGATCCCCGAATGTTTACTCAAACGGAAAAGCAATACATAGACAGGGAGATGCTTGGGACATTCATTGCGACTGCAAGTGCGAGCATGCTCACGGAGCCGTGACCGCGAGAGGATCCTCCTCGGTGTTCATCAATGGGATACCAGCGGCAAGAGTGGGCGATCCCCTGACCTGCGGATCAGCTTGTGCTCAGGGAAGTCCTGAGTGTGGGAGTGGTGGTTGATGACGATAGGACCAACTAACATATATTCAGACATTGATTTGGACTTCATCAAGCATCCTTTGTCTGGAGACGTGACGACCAAAAAGGACTTGGAAGCAGTGAAGAGATCTTTGAGGAATCTCATACTGTACAATAGATACGAGAAGCCCTTTCAACCAACCATATTCACTGGAATAAAAAGTCTTCTGTTTGAGCACAATACTCCCATTTATTCGGCAATTGCAAAGAACAAGATAACCGAGATAATCCGAAGATACGAACCAAGAATAAACGAACTCAGGGTTGAAGTCGTCCAGAAGGATGACAGCAATGATCTGGAGATCAAGATAACCTTCAGTGTTCGTTCTTTTCCAGATATTCAGCAAGCAACATTCGTTCTTGAAAGATTGAGGTAAGCCTTGGCAGAACAAAGCAAAAAGAAGGAAATGGTGGTCCGCGGTCTGGACTTCTTTGACATCAGGAATAACCTAAAGAGTTTCTTGAGGGACCAAAGTCAGTTCAAGGACTACAACTTCGAAGGAGCATCGTTGGGGGTGCTGTTGGACATATTGTCCTATAACACCCACTACAACTCCTTTTACTCAAACATGGCACTCAACGAGTCGTTCTTGGACACCGCGACCATAAGGGATTCGGTAGTATCCCTCGCAAAGCAAATAGGGTATACGCCCAGATCATCGCAAGGATCAGAGACCCTGGTGGACATGCAGATAACCGCACCAACGGACGTAATAGTTGAAGGTGTTCTCAACAGGACTGTCAAGGTCAAGAAGTACGACTTCCTGAAGTCCTCGTTGGACCAGGATACTTTCTACTTCTATGTCACGGACACGGTCGATTTTGAGCAAGAAAGAAATGGATCTTCCTTTGAGTATTGGGCAAGAAATGTAAGGATAAGACAGGGGGTGTTGAAGGTTGCGACCTTCGTCGTTGACAAGTCAAATCAAAATCAGCGATTCATGCTCAATGATGAAGGAGTCGACACTCGGTCCATAGAAATAAAGGTCCAGACTTCTAGGACCTCAACGGAGGGGATAACCGAGAATTGGTTTCGTGCTCAAGACATAAACCTACTCGATGGTCAGACCAATGCATTCTTCGTTCAGGAAATATACGAGGGCAAATACGAGATATACTTCGGTGATGGTATAGTTGGAAGAGCACTTGACCACGGAAACTTGGTGACCGTCGTCTATTCGGTAACGAATGGCCCAGATTCAAATGACTTGGGAAGAAACGAGACGGATAGCAATCCAACCTTTTCCTATACACCGGGGGAAATATCATCCCCGATTAGAGTATTTTTGAAGAAGGACTCATCTGGAAGGCCAGTTCCGACTTCGGGGGGAGCCGATAGGGAGAGCATAGAGTCAATAAAGTTCAACGCACCCAAGTTCTATCAAGCACAAGACAGAGTTGTTACCGTGAATGACTACATATCCTATCTTTCTGGGACATATGCAAATTCCTTCAGGTCCGTGTATGTTTGGGGTGGAGAAGAAAACATACCACCACAGTACGGAAAGGTGTTCATATCCGTTCGTCCACAAAATTCATTGAGATTGAGCACATCGGAAAAGATTAGTCTTGAGGAGAACATATCGAAGAGTAGGAGCATAGTGTCCGTTACTCCCAGAATCGTGGATCCAGAATACATTTTCATAATTCCCTCCTTGAGCATAAAATACAAGAAGGCCGAACTGAACGTCGCACCAGACAGCTTGAAAGCTGCGATATACAGAGAAATATCAAGATACAATGACGGGGAATTGTCGGTATTCGACAAGAACTTCTACTCGTCCAACTTGATCAAAAGATTGATTGAGGTACACCCCTCAATAAGAAGTTGTTCAATGACGATCACACTTAGAAAATACTTCGCCATAATACCATCAACCAAGTTCACATACAATGTGAACTTCTCCAACAAGTTGAATACTTTTCCAAACGAGGAGTATTACCTCTCCTCAACGAACTTCAGGACCAACGACAAGACCACCAACAACCTTGTTCCATCCTTCACCCAGGCCTTCATCCGAGATGATGGATCTGGTAAGTTGTCTTTGTTTAAGGCTTTTCCAGAAACTACCAATGAACTAGTATTGAACAAGAATCAGGGAATAATAGACTATGAAACTGGAAACATAACCATAAAAGACATCACCATTTATCCAGAGGAGGGTTCTCTCAACAACGAGATATTCTTGGATGTCATCCCCAACGACATAGACATAGTATCAAAGAGAAATAACATACTACAAATTGAGATGAGTGGTGTCACGATAAATCTGTCGGAAGTTTCCTGATGAAGTCCTTCAACATAAAAAATTTCATTCGTGGTCAAGTTCCAGAATTCGTGTTGGATTATCATCCAATATTCTTTGATTTCTTGGTTGCGTATTACCAATGGTTGTCGGAAGAAAACGATCAGGAGATTCCAAAGTCTTCGATGTCCGACTACTTGTTGAAGAACACGGATATAGACAGGACCATAGACTTGTTCTTGGACAGCTACAGAAAGACATACCTAGAGAATTTTCCCGTTGAGTTGGCGTTGAATCAAGAAACCGGAGAGAAGTTGAATGTAAGAAACCTGATCAAGAACATAAAGAGGTTCTATTCAGCAAAAGGATCCGAAAAATCCTACCGATTCTTGTTTAGGATGATATACAATTCAGAAGTTGACTTCTACTATCCCAAGCAGGATGTTCTTAGACTCTCGGACGGAAAATGGTCGTCGGACTATTTCATCAGAATCAGGACGAAGGAAAAGACCAACCCATTTGAACTGGTTGGTAGGGAAATATTCCAAAGAGCAGATCCCTTGGACGAGACTTCAACATATTATGCTAGAGCAAAAGTCACTGAAGTGATCAAGAAGTTCCTCAACAACTATTCGGTTTCCGAACTTAAGTTGGAGAATCCCGTGGGATCCTTCTTGGAAGACAAAGAAGTTTATTCCATCACCAACGATGGATTGGTATCTTTTGGTGCTCCTAGTAGGATATTGAGAAAGATAACCATAACCAACAAGGGATTGAACTACAAGATAGGAGACAGGATAAACTTCACAGAAACATCGGGAACAATGAAAGGCGTCTTGCCTTCTGCTTTCGTTTCTAGAACTTCTTCCTTTGGCAGTTCATCCGGCCAAGTTCAGGAAATCACGATAGAAGATCCAGGATTCATGACGGACAACATCTTGATAGGTGAGCCGAGCATAATATCCCAGACTCCCTACTATGACAATGGGGGTGGTGTGAGTGGTGGAGCCACTGGTTTTCAGGCTTCCTTGACGAAGGGAATTCTTTTTGAGGCAAATGGATCGTATCTGAACAATGATGGTAAATTGAGTTCAAACAAGTACATTCAAGACAATTATTTCTATCAGGACTATTCCTATGTCTTGAGGACGGACAAGACGATAGAAAATTTCAAGACATTCGTGAAGGAATTGGTACACCCAGCTGGGTTTGAGATATTTTCCCAAATATTCCTCAACAAATGCGTTATTGCTTCGCCTTCCTTGTTCACGCAAATAAAGAGAAAATCCAGCAAGAGGATAGGAAACTATCTTCCCTATACGTTCAAGACCTACGACGACTTAAGTCAATGGTTTGACTTGAATTGTTACGCTACGGGAACCCATGATTCCCTGATAAGAAACGCCGCCATAACAGGCAATCCCATATCTTCCAATGTCTCCTTCGTGACCGTGACTGGCAGCGCTTGCGTTTCCGGTGGAATCACGGGAGGGTTCTCACCAAACACGGAATATGGATATTGGCTGGTATACTCCCACCCAAATACCTACCTAAACAACAACTTGTATTCTGGGGAAAATTCGGGATACTCAAGAGGACCGATCACTACCAGAATATTTTCAAATCAATTGATAGACTTCTACGGTTCTGCTACCGCCGGCACCGGACAATCACTTTCTGGATGGCAAGAGTGGATATACTCACAGACTAATCTCGGACTTACAAGTCAACAAATATCATTCTTCAATCAACTATATTCTTCAAGTAGTCAAGAAACTCCATTGGTGAACCTTCCCTCCACGGAGTTTCGCAAAATAAATATAGGAGCTTTCTTGGAGGAAGTGGTCTTTGATTATGACTGTAGATATCCGAATAGAACAATCTTGACCGAAGAAGAAAAAGATGTTGACGATAAAGTTGACAAACTGACCTTCGAACCCTTCCCATCACTATTGACATCGCAAGTAGAATCAGAGGCCGTCTAGTCCTTAAAGAGAATAAAAAACACCGGAAAACAACCAAATGTCCTGCTCAAAAATATTTCAAAACTTCAAGAACGAAATACTGAAGACATACTCAGAATCATTTGAGTACAACAACGACGAGTCTCTGTTCTTCTGCATAGGCAGATCCATACCTTGGTCAAGAGATCCACTTTCAGAGACGATAAACTACACCAACTTCTTTGGCGCTTCCGGCGCTACCCTGTCTTCCTCGGGGGTTCTGGGGAACGACAGTGTGGTTCCCTTCGTTCTTGACAGTGATAGGGAAAAAGCGACTTTTCTCAGAAACAACATATACATCAAGAAGATCAATTCTTCCGATTTTTGCTTCCTGATACCTAGATATGATTGGGAGCAGAGAGTTTATGATGCCTACAGGGATTATGATGAACTTTTTGATCCAAGGAGCATTTTTTACGTCTACAACAAGACAACTAGAGGTGTCTACAAGTGCTTGGATAACAACGATGGAGCAACCTCCACCCAGATTCCTAGTGTTTCCGACAACTCAACACCTTTCATCACTTCGGATGGATATACTTGGAAGTTGATATACAGAGTAACAGTCGACGATGAGATATTCTCCTCCATAGGAGGGATAAACGGAAACAGTGACTACATCCTGGCTAGATATGTCGACTACAAACCATCTAGTACAGAAGAGATTCAACAGGAACAAATACAAAACAACGCAAGGTCTGGGTCCGTGGAGTTTGTTGAAATAAATCCAGACTTCAGGGGAAGAATAACATACGACAAGACAAAATGCGTTCTAGGCAATTCCTCTTGTTATGTCTATGAATCAGCTGCTACTGGCGCTACTACGGTAAAGATAAATCTTTGTGGGAACTTGTCAAATCACACGACATCCGATGGAATTTTGACGGCTTTCGTGTTTCATGTGCGATCAGGATCTGGAATTGGCCAAAGGAGACTCATCACCAGTAGTTGAGAGACACGAATACTCGATGGGTGTGGACTAACATGAAATGATTATGAAAAACTGCGTAATCCAGATCCACTAAACATCC